TGGCGCTGGTGTCTAGCTGGCGTCGGATGCCGGGGCATTAAAGGTACGCGCGTAGGCGATTCGGAGCTCTCTTCCGGCATGGTGAGCGGGAAGCTTTTTAGGCCCGAAGGTATTCTTAGCTCTCCGCGGATTTCACGAAAATCTCATACTCGGCACGATTGAACCCTTGCATCCGTGCTACAGGTTGCATATATTGAGGACATGCAGAGTCCCACACACGGAACGTCGCCACGTTCCATCGACTGCCAATGGTCGCGTCACATCCTTTGCCTGACGCCTAGGACGTGCGATTGCCGGTGCCACACGGCGATTGTGTTTCAAGGCCCGTCCTACGATTGGGCGCGTGGTGAGCCGCGCGTAGACCTTAACTCGCGTGAATCAATCATGCGATGGCTGACATGGAATAGCCGGGGCAATGGCATTGTCACGGATGCCGAATCGGACGCTGAGGATATGCCCCGGCTCACGCTGGAAACGGCTCGTGAATCGCTCATTGAGTCCTATTTCCAGAGCACCGGCGAGCGGATCACACTCCAATGAGCACCCTAGAGCGATTAGACATCACCCCGGCCAGCATGCTCACACCGGCGGATCACACTCCAATGACCCTCACTATCGTCACCACCTATTGGGACGGCGCGATTGAACGTGAGACGTTTGACACGCAGTTTGTGTTGGATCATTTCGCTGAATTGGCGTGGTACGCGCGGGCCGAAGGTCATGACTACGTCAAACGCACCGGCAACATGCTGCGCATCGGACGCTACTCCGATAAATGGTCAATTCACGTTGTCGAGCCGGTCGATTGCGAGATTGACGGCCACCGGTTCAACGATCTAGGCGTTTGCGAGGATTGCGACTAATGAGCATCGACATCACCCCGGCCAGCATGTTGACACATGCGATCGCCATTCCGTCCGTCAAGGAATTGGCGTTCACGGACCTCCTCACCCGTGACGGTTACTCACCCAAGACAGACAAAGGCCACGCGCGCAATGTCGCGACAGCCATTCTGTATCTCGCACCGCACAAGGCCTCCGGCGTCGCCAACACGTGCGTCGACGCGTCAGACGGGTGCATTAACAGCTGTCTGTACGCCGCCGGCCGTGGCGGATTCGACCCGGACGTGCCCAAGGCCCGAATCAACCGGACCAAGCTGCAGAAATTCTACCGGCACATCTTCAACGCACGGCTCATTTCCGACATGGATAAGCACATTGTGAAGTCGGCTGAAAAAGGTATGCGCTGCGCCATGCGTCCTAACGGAACATCCGATCAGCCGTGGGAAAACACGTATATCGATGCGGACGGCCATACGCTGATGACCCGGTATCCGGATGTCCAGTTTTACGATTACACCAAGTCCGCGCGCCGGGCTCTCAAGCATGCGCGTGGCGAGATGCCGGCCAACTATCACTTGACCTTCTCGCGCTCCGAAGTGAACGAAAGTGAGTGCCAGGCCGTGCTTGACGCCGGCGGCAGTGTCGCGGTCGTGTTCAAAATCTGTGAGTGCAAACGGCCATGCAAGCACGAGATTACGGACGGGACGTACACCTATATGGGCCGGCCGGTAATCAATGGCGACCACGACGACCTCCGCTTTCTTGACCCGGCCAGCGTGGTAGTCGGCCTCAAGGCCAAGGGCCCGGCCAAAACGGATACGTCCGGGTTCGTGGTCGACATCCGTGAGTGCGAGCTCGTGCTCACGGCCGCGGATAAGGATCTGGCCCGGGCCGCGTAGGCCCGGAGCGTTCAAACGAAAAAGAGTCCCAACATGATTCGCACGTACAGCTTGATTCAAGATGTCAAGGACCGGGAGCGCCAAGTGCGATTGCACCCGGCCAGTCTCGAGCTCGGACCGGGCCGCCCGCGGCTCATTACGCGCGGCTACAGCTTGTTCGATACCGTGAGTGTGCTGTCGCTGGACAACCGGCAGGCGGCCGAGACACTGCGCGCCTGGCGCCGGTTGGCACAGCGTAGCCTCTGGCACGAATTCAGCATTGAAAAATGGACCGAGGCCTCCATCGATGAGTAGCCATCCAATGGCGCTGGTTGACTACGCGTGTGGCCACAGCCGGCCGGTACGCGGCACGGGCGGCACAGCTGCCCGGCCATGCCCGGACTGTGAGCGTGGCTACCGGAAAGCGACCGGGCTCAAATTGACCCTGTCGCGCATTATCGGCCCACCACCGGTGCACTACTGCGCCACCGGTTGCCGGCTCGATGAAGACAATCCGGAGCATATGTACGGTTGCTCCGACTACCCCTACTGAAAACAGAAAGAGTCCCAACCATGAACAATCAAGAATCCGTGCCGGGCCCGGAGGTCCGGCCGATCATCCTCAACATTCCGTACTACGTCGACACCGCCGTGCTGAAACCCGGCGCCACCGTGTACTCGATTCACGACCAGGACACGCCTATGGTCGTGGTCCGCGTCGAGCCGGCGCTGGTGTGCCGCAAGCCGGACGGCTCCGAAGTGCTCATCCTGGCAAGCGAGGTCTCGCGACCGTGAACCGGCTCGAGCTGCGCGAGTGGCGCAAACGCCGCTGGCTGACGCAAGCCGGGCTCGGCGAATTGCTCGGCGTCGAGCGGATGACGATCTATCGCTGGGAGTCTGGCGATTCGACCGTGCCGCCGTTCCTGAAACTGGCGCTCGAGCGGCTGGACACCATGCATTACTGGTCGCCGGCCGGCATCGACGTGCCGCCATCGATCGGCGCCCACGCCAACAGCCTCAGGCCACTCCGATGAGCAAATACAACACCGAGTACTTCGATCGACTCGAGGCGCGCCGGGCCGAGGCCGCGGCCGAACGTGCCGCGGAGCGACGCCGGGATCAACCCGCGCCGGGCTCAGCAGCGCTCGGCATCCTGCTGTTCCTGGTCCTGCCGTTTGTCCTCATCGTGCTCTACAGCCAGGCCACCGGGCGATGAGCAAATACAACACCGAGTACTGGGACAAGCTCGAGCGCCGACGCACCGACCCGGATTACGATCCGCCACCCCCACCGGCTGAGAAGCCACAACAGACATCCCGTGGGGAAACCCTGGCCCACTGGATCCTGGGCACCGCGTTCGCGCTGCTGATGCTCGGCATGTGGATATTTGCCCAACCCTGCATGCCAGACACCATCAATCACTGAGGCCGGGCAGGCAGCACTCGAGCACAGTCTCTACCCAGCTTGCTGGGAGCAGCCATAGCTCCCTCTCTCCCTATAGCAACTACTGGATCATGCCCGCCACAGAGGTCAGCGGTTGGTTGGGCTCCGCCGGTGAGAGGAGGTCGGTGATGAGGGTCGTGAATAAGCGGCACTGGCGAGGTGAAGGCGTGTATGTGGGCAGGCCGTCGGCGTTGGGCAATCCATTCGTCATCGGCCGAGACGGGGATCGGGACGCCGTGATCGAGAAGTATCGGCGCTGGCTGTGGGGCAAGATCAAGCAGCGCGACCCGGCAGTCATGCAGGCGCTCGGTCAGCTGGGCGAGGACAGCGTGCTCATCTGTTGGTGTGCACCAGCTCCGTGTCATGGCGACGTGATCGTGCGGGCAGTGGGTTGGTTGCGCTCCGCGGGAGTTTGAGGTTCGGGAGGAAGGAGGTTTCGGGTCGGTTAGCCGCGGGTTGCACGCCGAATTGCAGCCCGCTCTCCATCTGGCGACTAGTGGCCCACGGGCCAGAATGATCCGAGAGAGAGACGAGTGAGGCCAGAATGATCCGCACCGGACCCCACGGTTAACCGTGGGGTCTTTTGCGTTCTACACTCGTGTCTCGTGAAAGCACGCCATCGCAGCCTGCCCAGCGTCGAGGTGCAGAAAGAGCGCTACCTGCACGGCTTCGCCGTCGACTGCACGATGACCAGCGGCTGCCAGCTCGCGCAGTGCGACTACAGCACCGTCCACAAGTGGCGCGAGATGGACGACACCTTCGTGCTGCGCGAGAACGAATTGCGCACCCAGCTCGCCGATCGGCTCGAGCACGAGGCGCTCAGACGCGCGTACGAAGGCTACGACCGCCCGGTCTTCCAGCGCGGCGTGCAGGTGGGCGTCGAGCGGGTCTACTCGGACGTGCTGCTCAAAATGATGCTGTCGGCCATGAAGCCGGACAAGTACCGCGAGAACGTGCACGTCAGCGGCACCGTCGAGCAGGTAGTGCGCCAGGTGATCGGCTTCGATCCGACCGAGGTCCTGTAACCCTGCCACCGACGACGTGGCCGACGCGGGCCGAACGCGACGCCGTGCGGCACGAGCCGATCACCACCGAGCGCACGACCGCGCGCGACGGCAGCCTGCGCGGCAAACGCATGGGCCCCGGCGTGGGCGTACGCACGCCGTACCAGCCCTTTGGCGCCGCGCGGGCACTGATGGGCTGTCGCGACCGCGAAGTGCTGCTGTCGGGCCCCTCAGGTACTGGAAAATCGATGGCCTGCCTGCAGAAGATCGACCTGGCCGCCAGCCAGACACCGATGCGCGCGGCCATTGTGCGAAAGCTGCGGACAGCGCTCACCCAGGCCGCGCTGGTGACCTTCAACGAGAAGGTCCTGCCGCCACCGACAAACGCGGTGTGGTTTCACCACGAGTCGCAGGAGTACCGCTATCCCAACGGCTCGCGCGTGGTCGTGGCCGGGCTCGACGACCCCCAAAAAATTCTGTCCACCGACTTCGACCTGATCTACGTCCAGGAAGCCACCGAAGTCGAGGAGCGCGACTGGCAGATCCTGGTGACGCGGCTGCGCAACAACCAGCTGAGCTATCAGCAGATCCTGGCCGACTGCAACCCGTCCTATCCGAACCACTGGCTCAAGCTGCGCTGCGACGCCGGCCAGACGACCATGCTCGGCAGCCACCACGAAGACAACCCGCAACTGTACGACCACGCCGCGAGCGACTGGACAGCCTTCGGCCTCGAGTACCTGAAGACCCTGGACAGTCTGAGCGGCTACCTGCACAAGCGCTTGCGCCTCGGCCTCTGGGTCGCGGCCGAGGGCATGTTCTACCCGGAATGGGACCCCGAGCAGCACCTGGTCGACGCGTTCGAGATCCCGGCGGACTGGCCGCGCTGGATCAGCGTCGACTACGGCTTTGCGGTGCCGTTCTGCGCGCTGTGGCTGACGCGCGACCCTGAGACGCGCGCGGTCTACGTCTACGGCGAAGCCTACGGCAGCGGTTTGCGCGACGAGCAGCAGGCCGACGTGATCAAACGCCGCACCGCGGATGAACCCGGGAAAATCTTGCAGATCGTGCTCGACCCGAGCATGTTCAACCCACGTACCGAGCAGAAGCGGCCGAGCATCGCGCAGGTGTACGCCGACCGCGGCCTGGCGCGGCTGTGCTCGCAGGGCATCTTTCCGGGCCAGAACGCTCGAAAGCAGGGCTGGGCCATCCTGCGGCGCGCGCTCGCGCACGACGAGGGACCGCCACGACTGCGGCTGCTGCGTGGTCGCTGTCCGAACCTCGAGCGCGAATTGCCGGCGCTGGTGCGTGACCCGCTCGACCCCGAAGACACGCTGCAGACCATTCGGACCAAAGAAGTTTCCGATCACGCGGTGGATGCGCTACGTTACGGATTGTGTACCGAGGCGCTGCCGGCGCCACCTCCCGCGATTCGCGCGACGTTCGGCTAAGCGTGGGCGTGCTGATCTTCAAGGTCGACGAGTCAGGCCGCCGCTGGCTCATCCAGGCCGACGCGTGCATCCAGATCGCCGACCAGGTGCTCGAGCAGGCTGATCCGGACTTTGTCACGCGCGGCGATGACCGTGTCATCTTCCATTGCGCCAACGGCGACGTCAGCTACGGCCTGCGCGCGCACGACGATATCCGCGAAGAGTGGCTCGCCGTCCGCTCGGACGTGGCCGAGGACCTCGACGAGGACTGACTGATTGATGGCTGTCGCCACGCCGCTGCGCACCGGCCACCGCCCCACGCGCGAGGAGTCGGCCTTACTCGACCAGACCCTGGATCTGACCAACCAGTTACGCTACCGCTTCCGCCTCAGGAACCAGCTGTACGCGCTGATCGACAGCGTGATCTTTCAGGACACCTACGTCGAGATCCCCGAGGCGTATCGCAAGACGGCGCTCGAGATGCGCAATCCGCTGGCCATCGAGATCGTCGACACCACGGTCTCGGCGCTGTGCGCCAACCCGCCCACGGTGCAGTACCACCCGACCGCGTTTGGCGACGCCGCCCAGCAGAACGCCACACTCCGAGAGCACTTCTTCGATTCGTCGTGGCACCGCCAGGAACAGGATTCACGGCGGCCACTGCTCCGGTCGCTGATGTACTCCACTGTTGCGAAGGGGGAGGGCATCTTAAAAACGATCTCGCGCGCCAATTCGGCCTGGCGCGAGTACTCCGACCAGACGCGCGCCATGGAAGAAGAGATCATGGCCGAGCAGCAGTACGACGCCGACGCGCAGCGGCGGCTGTTCGACAAGCAGACCGAGCAACTCAAACTGCTGGCGCCGTATCCCATCGCCACCACCGACGTGCCGCCCGAGACGTTCTATTACAACCAGAACGAGAACGGCTTTACGGCCTGCGTCGAGGTCAAGACCATGCCGTACCTCGAGGCGCTGGCGCGCTTCGGCACGGGGCTGGACCGCGACGGCAACGTGCTCAATCCGGACGACTGGCAGAACCTGGACCCGCGTGCCATGGCGCTGGCGCGCTCGGAGTGGCCGCGGATCGTGCAGCAGCATCGCCAGATCACGGTGATCGAGGCCTGGGACTACCAGACCTGCGCGATCGTCCTGCTCGGTCCCGGCCAGCTCGCCTCGGCGAGCACGCAATTGCAGAACGGCACGCTGGTGAAAACCATCAGGCACGGCTACGGCGATCCGGTGCTGAAGACACTGCGTGGCCCGTACTTCCAGGCGCGCGGGCTGACTACCTCGAGCCGCCTCCCGGAGCGCTCGTCGGTCAGCATCCTGTACGGCTACCTGATGCTGTTTCCGCTGATCGACAGCCTGCTCACCATGCAGGGCAACTCGGCGTACATGACCGGCTGGGCCGCCTTCAAACGCACCCAGCCACCGGGCACGGTGCCGGGCATCCAGGGCGGCGTCGGTCCCTACGGTAACGACAATCGCGACGTCGACGCCATGCAGACCATTCGCCCCGGCATGATCTACCCGTTCGACATCGCCCCGATCGAGCAGCCGAAGACCGGTCAGGACCTCGACAAGGTGCTGCAGAACGCGCAGACCATGGCCATGATGGCGCAGCCCGAGGTCATCCGCGGCGGCGCCGCCGGTGCCCAGTCCGGCTACCAGCTGAATCAGCAGGCCTTCCTGGCACGCCTGAAGTGGGACCCCATCGTCGGCAACGTCTCTCAATGTCTGGCTGACCGCACCGGGTTCGAAAGCTGGCTGATCGAGCGGCGGATCGGCGAGACGGTGTACGCCTTCGCCGAGGAGCGCCCGCCGGCCTCGCGCGGCAGATACCAGGGCCAGTCCCGCGCCGGGTGGATCGGTCTCGGCCCGGACGACCTGGGCGGCGTGCATCGCTACGTCGTCCGATTGGATGTCAGCACGCCGTCTGATGACGTGGTGGCCACGCGCGCGATCGGCGAGAAGATGCAGCTCAAGTTGATCACCTACGAGCAGGCCTGCCGCGACGCTGGAAGTAATCCGGACGAGGTCGAGAAGTCGTGGCTGCTGCAGAACATGAAGCAGTCGGGCCCGGTGCAGCAGAAGCTCATGGAGCTCACGTTTCAGAAATTGGGCACGATCATCGCCGCGCAGATGCAGACCCCCGGCCCTACCCCGCAGGAGATGGCGGGCATCGTTCCCGCAGGAGTCGGCAATCCTGCGCCTGGAGGCCCTGGTGTGGGCGGTGGACAGGGTGGCATGCCAGGCAACCCGGTCCCGCAGCCCGGCTACGGCATGCCGGCTCCGCAGGGCGCGCCGGCGCCCGGGCCTGGCCCCGGCGCGTTTCCGGGAACACCGGCCTCGCCGACGATGCCCAATGCACTCGGCGGCGGCTAGCTGATGGGCGAGTGGATTCACCTGACGGCGGTCACGCTGCCAGCCACTGCGAGCTCGAGTGCCCGCACGAATCCCCTGGACATCCGCGAAAACTTTCGCGCCACCATCCCGGCCGGGCAGGCAGCCACCGAGCAGTGGCGCTACACCGTGCCCGCGAATCGTCAGGCACAGATCCAGCTCGGCGGGTGCTTCGCCCAGAACGCGCAGGGTGGCGACCAGGCGTGCAGCATCCGCGACCAGTACGGCCCGATCATCACCGCGCACTCGGGCGGTCTCAGCCAGGGGGCGTACGCCGAGACGCAGCTCAACCTGGATTTCCTGCTCGACGCGGGCGAGTACCTGTTCGCCCAGACCGTCAACCAGGGCAACGCCGGCTCCGACCAGTCGGCGTGGCTGTACGCCGTCGAGTACGACACCGTGCCGGCTGGTCCGCCGGCGGCGACGGACAGCGCCATCCTGGTCAACATGGCCAACGCCACCGTGGTGACCACGGCCGCGGGCGGCTCGGTCATCTATCTGATCGGCGACGAGGACTGGCTGCAGGTGGCCGAATCGCTGGACGAGGTCGAGCACCGCGCCGGTCGTTTTTCCCGATGGGCCAGGACGGGGCCGAGCTGATGCCAGACCGTGTCGAGACCTACGATTTAATCGCGGCTGACCTGGCTTTGTGGCTCGATCAGGTGAGCACACAGTTGGCCGTTGCGATGAGCCCGCAGGGCGTAGCGCCGTTTGCCGCTCCGATCAGCGAGCAACAGAAACTCGCCTACTACAGCTCGCAGCTCTTCAATCAGGACGGCAC